TTGATGCTACAGGAGCAGTTGACCCATTGAAACCAGATGACAGAATGATTACCAACTTCCATGCTAACCTAGTAGATCAAAAAGTTTCTTATATTGTAGGTAAGCCTATCGCTTTTAAACATACAGATGATGAAGTAGTTAAACGTATTGATGAAGTTTTGGGCAATAGATTCGATGATAAGTTACACAGTGTACTAACAGGAGCCAGCAATAAAGGTATTGAATGGTTGCATCCTTACCTTGATGAAGAGGGAGAATTTAAGTTATTTAGAGTACCAGCAGAACAAGGTATTCCTATATGGACTGATAAAGAGCACGAAGAATTAGAGGCGTTTATCAGGATGTATAAATTGGAAAATGAAACTAAAGTTGAATACTGGGACAAAGTAACGGTTAATTACTACGTTTATGAAAATGGCTCGCTTATTCCGGATTACTCTAACAATTTGGAGAATTCAAAAACGCATTTTAGTACAGGGTCGTGGGGTAAGATTCCATTTATTCCATTCAAAAATAACGACTTAGAAATATCAGACATATTTATGTATAAAACATTGATTGATGCGTATAACAGGCGATTATCTGATTTATCCAATACTTTTAAAGATTCAAACGAATTAACGTATGTATTGAAGAACTACGATGACCAAGAGTTACCAGAATTTAAACGGTTACTACGTTATTACGGTGCGATAAAAGTATCAGATAACGGGGGTGTCGACACAATACAGGTAGAAGTACCAGTTGAAAACAGTAAGAAGTATTTAGATGAGTTATATCAAAAAATAATGTTGTTTGGTCAAGCGGTTGACTTTAGTTCTGATAAATTCGGTTCTGCTCCAAGTGGGGTTGCGTTAGAGTTTTTATATACTAACTTAAACTTGAAAGCGGATAAGTTAGCGCGTAAAGCTAAAGTTGCTATACAGGAGTTACTTTGGTTTGTGTTTGAGCACTTCGACATCAAAGGAGAACATAATGATGTCGATATTAGTTTCAACTACAACAAAGTAGCGAACACAGAATTACAAGTACAAACAGCTCAGCAATCTATGGGAATTGTAAGCCATGAAACTGTATTGGAAAATCACCCGTTTGTCGAAGATTTACAAGCAGAACTCGAACGAATAGAGCAAGAACAAATGGAGTACAACAAGCAACTGCCTAATTTAGATGACGGAGGTGCTGACGGTGCCCAACAACAAGAAAGATCTAACAATAAAGAATCAGAATGATATTGATGAGTATATCGACAGTCTAATCTCTAAAGCTGAGAAGCCTATAGAACAACTATTTGCTAATCGACTTAAAGAGATAAAACAAATCATCGCAGATATGTTTGAGAAGTATCAAAGTGATGATGTGTATGTTACATGGACTGAATTTAATAAATATAACAGGCTCAATAAGGAGTTAACTCGTATAGGTACTATGCTGACTGATGATTACAGGCAAATAGCTAAGATGATTCAGAAGTCGCAGGAAGATGCTTATATAGAAAAGTTCCTTATGAGCCTTTATTTATATGAGACGGTGAGTCAAACATCTATGCAGTTTGATGTTCCTAGCAAAGAAGTTATCACATCAGCTATTGAACAACCTATTGAGTTCATTCGATTAGTACCGACGCTACAGAAGCATCGTGATGAAGTGCTGAAAAAGATACGCTTACATATCACACAAGGCATTATGAGCGGAGAGGGCTACTCTAAAATAGCGAAAGCAATCCGTGATGATATTGGCATGTCTAAAGCTCAATCGTTGCGTGTGGCTCGTACAGAAGCAGGCAGAGCAATGTCACAAGCTGGACTTGATAGCGCAATGGTTGCTAAAGATAACGGTTTGAAGATGAAGAAACGTTGGAATGCTACTAAAGATACACGAACACGTGATACTCATCGTCATTTAGATGGGGAATCAGTGGAAATAGATCAGAATTTTAAATCAAGTGGGTGTGTTGGGCAGGCGCCCAAGCTATTTATTGGTGTAAACAGTGCGAAAGAGAATATTAATTGTCGTTGCAAATTACTTTATTATATTGATGAAAATGAATTGCCAACTGTAATGAGAGCACGTAAAGACGATGGTAAAAATGAAGTTATCCCATTCATGACTTATCGTGAGTGGGAGAAATATAAGCGAAAAGGTGGTAATTGATATGGATTTTAAAATAAAAGTAAATGTTGATACTGGCGAAGCTATAGAAAAGTTAGAACGCATTAAATCCTTGTACGAAGAGATAATAGAGTTACAAAACGAAAAAGTTGTTGTAAACGTAACAGTTAAAAATGAAGCTGATTTAGATATGGTTAAAACATCTATTAGCGAAGAAAATGCTAAAAATAATGATTTCACACTTTTTTAGTTGTCTCTTTGCTACTCGACCTTAGCATGTCGTTAAACTGCTTCTTTTTATACCAAAATTCTTCGTGGCGTTGCACGTAAAACTCGTAAAAAGGAGTAGTTTAAATGGATTTATACACATTGTTAGGACAATTTAAAGACGGAGAAATCGACAAGCAGAAGGTAATTGATGCGATTGACGAATCAAAATCGGGAATGGTACCACGTTCGAGACTGAACGACAAGAATACCGAAATTGAAGAGTTGAAAGAAGAGATTTCTAAACGTGATGAACAAATTGTCAAATTGCAAGACTCTGTTAAAGATGATAGCGAGATTCAAAAAGAACTCGAAGAATTAAAGAATCAAAATTCAGAGTTGGAGACAAAGTATAAAGAAACACAACTTAATAACGCAGTTAAGTTAGCGGTTGCTAAAGAAGCAAATGACGCTAACGACATTCTAGCATTCATCAATAAAGATGAACTGGAATTAGTAGACGACGGCACTGTAAAAGGTTTAGACAAAGCGATTGAAACGCTTAAAGAGTCTAAACCTTATTTATTTGCGTCGTCTAAGCCTGTAGGTAAAACACCACAAGGCGGAGGTAATCCGGACTCAAGTGTAACGAAAGAAAAGTTTGACAACATGAGTGTCGCTGAACGTAACGAATTGTATTTGAACGATCGTGAGACATTCGAAAAACTAGTTAATCAAAATTAAACAAAGAAAGAGGTATAAACATGCCACAAGGAGTTACTAAAACAAGTAATCAAATCATTCCAGAAGTACTAGCGCCTATGATGCAAGCGCAACTCGAAAAGAAATTGCGTTTCGCTTCATTTGCAGAAGTAGATAGCACATTACAAGGACAACCGGGAGACACTTTGACATTCCCAGCATTCGTTTATAGCGGAGATGCACAAGTAGTTGCAGAGGGCGAAAAAATCCCTACTGACATCTTAGAAACTAAAAAACGTGAGGCTAAAATCCGTAAAATTGCTAAAGGTACATCTATCACAGATGAGGCTTTATTAAGTGGTTACGGAGACCCTCAAGGCGAACAAGTACGTCAACACGGTTTAGCACATGCTAACAAAGTTGACAATGACGTATTAGAGGCTTTAATGGGAGCTAAACTTACTGTTAATGCGGACATCACTAAGTTAAACGGCTTACAATCAGCAATCGACAAATTTAACGATGAAGACTTAGAACCAATGGTTTTATTTGTTAATCCACTTGATGCTGGTAAGTTACGCGGAGATGCATCAACTAACTTTACACGTGCAACCGAATTAGGCGATGACATCATCGTTAAAGGTGCGTTTGGCGAAGCTCTAGGTGCTATCATTGTACGTACTAATAAGTTAGAAGCTGGCACAGCTATTTTAGCTAAAAAAGGTGCAGTTAAATTAATCTTGAAACGTGATTTCTTCTTAGAAGTAGCGCGTGACGCATCAACAAAAACAACTGCATTATACAGTGATAAGCACTATGTAGCATATTTATATGATGAATCTAAAGCAGTGAAAATCACTAAAGGTTCTGGAAGCTTAGAAATGTAATAGGAGGTAGTGACGTATGTATAAAGTAATCGAACGTTTTGAAGATGCACAAGACAATGGACATGAATATCAAGTGGGAGACATTTACCCACGTGATGGGTTAGAAGTATCAGAAGAACGGTTCACTGAATTATCTACAACAAACAACCGCCGTAACTTAATCGCTATCAAACTTGTTGAAGACGATACAACAGAACAGTCTGAGGCGAGCGCTGACGAGCAAAAAAGTTTATCTGATATGAAAGTAGCAGAATTAAAAGAACTTGCTAAAAAGCGTGAAATTAAAGGCTATAGCGATATGAAAAAAGATGAGCTTATCAAAGCTTTAGAGGGTGTTAAGTAATGGACGCAAAAGACGTCAAAATGATTAATGGACTTTCACTCAATGATTCGTCTAACGATGAGCAGATCGAATATCTTATTGAAGAATATAAAGGTGTTGCAGAAGATTATTGTAATCAGAAGTTTGATGACAAAGAAGTGCCGTCGGGTGTTAAGAAGTTTATTGCTGAATGTATCAAGTTTGGTACAACTGGCAATATCTCAGCGCGCACGATGGGCAACGTGAGTTATACCTATGTAACTGACATACCTAGTAGTGCTTATGCTTATCTAATGCCTTATCGTAAGTTAAGTTGGGGTAAGCGATATGTTTAATCCGTTTGATGAGTTTCCGCACACAATTGAAATTGGAGAGGTTGAAGTTGCAGGAACATTTCCTAAAGAATACGAGCGTTTTAAAAGTAACGAAACAATTAAAGGATTTATGGATACGCCTACATCAAGCGAGACACTCAAATTTCATCAAATGAGCAAAGACTTCGACCGTAACCTATATACGCCGTATCACATACCAATAACAAACAAAACTTTATTTAATTACGAGGGTAAAACGTACGAAGTTGTAGGCGAACCGGTCGACCAAGGCGGACAACATGAAATCAATTTAACTAGATTGAGGGTGCGATCTATTGGCAAAGGTTAAGTATGGTAATTGGGACTTAGTAAAAGAGTTGGAAAATTACGAGCGAGACATGGAGCGATGGGTCAAACGAGGTATAGCAAAGACTACTGCTAAGATTCACAATACAATCATTTCATTAATGCCAGTTGATACCGGATATCTTAGAGAAAGTGTAACAATGGACTTTAAAGACGGCGGTTTTACTGGTGTTATTAATATTGGTAGTGAATACGCAATATATGTCAATTATGGTACTGGTATATATTCAACAGGCGCTGGAGGTAGTAGAGCGAAAAAGATACCGTGGTCATACAAGGATGCAAACGGTAAGTGGCACACTACTAAAGGACAACATGCTCAACCTTTTTGGGAGCCGGCAATAGACGCTGGGCGAGCATTCTTTAATAAGTATTTTTCGTGAGGTGGTTAAGATATGTGGGTATCAGTTGAACGGTACTTATTTAACAAAGTATATAACAAATTAAAAAGTAACCCTATTATCCAAAAACAATTGGACGGTAGGGTTTTTGATTGCGTTCAAAAAGACGCTGTTTACCCATATATCGTTGTGGGTGAAACAAACGTCACTAACAAAGAAACGACCACGAGCATGGTCGAAGATGTCGGCATCACATTGCATGTTTATAGTCAAGCGCGTAATAGAGATGAGGCATCACAAATAATTCAATTTTTAGGCTTCGTCTTAAATAACGAAATCGAAATTGATTATTATTCATTCATTAAAAGTCGGATTGATACACAAGAAGTTATTACTGACATAGATCAGTACACTAAACACGGTATCATTCGGCTTGTTTTTAAATACAGACATAACACATTACAAAGGAGTGTAACGAATGGCGCAGGATAAATATATTGTCGCTCTCCAAATCGCTGATAAAGATTTAGCTAAGAAGCTAACTATCGAAGAAGCAACGCTTTTAGGTAGTTTAGCAGAGGGTGGGCACACTATCAGTAATGACCTTGCTGAAATCATTCAAGGCGGTAAGAAAGATTATAGCCGTAACTCTGTCGAAGAAGAAATCAAGTTAACGCTTGATGTCGTTCCGGGAGATAAAGGTCAATTAGCATTAAAAGAATCGGTTAAGCAATTCAAACAATTACGTGTTTGGATTTGGGAAACTAAAAAACGCGATGGCAAACATCACGGTGTATTCGCATATGTAGTTATCGAAGAGCACGAATGGTCATTTGATGACGAAGATAACAAAATCGAAATCACAGCGAAAGTTAAGTTCAATAGTGCAGACGGTACAATCAACGATTTACCAAAAGAATGGCTTAACCCTAGCGCATTGGCTCCAGTTGTTGAATTCGAAGACATGAACGCTTACGAAGATAGTTATGAAAACCGAACTAAAAAAACAACTGCTGGCAGTAGCGATTTAAGTATGTAATTAACGAGGGCATAAGCCCTCTATTTTTTTGTACAAAATAACGATAAACGAGGTATTTAATATGACTGAAACAACTTTTAATCCAATTACATCATTAACGATTAACAATGAAGAAGTGAAAGCAAAAGCAACATTTATGTTCGATAAAACCGCTAAAAAATTTGCAACTGAACAAGAAGATAACAAAGGTAGAAAACAAAAAACCTCAGGATTTACTAATGTTTATAACGCTTTATTAGAGCGTGACACAGTGGCAATTGTAGACTTTTGGGAATGCGCAACAGCTTATCTAGGTAAAAGCGCACCTAAAAGAGAAGATATTGAAGCGGAAATCATGGAAATCATCGAAAGAGAAAACGACACGTTAAATCTATTACAAGGTGCGTTGGACGTAATGAATAATAGTGGTTTTTTCAAGCAGAAATCACGTCTATTCTGGACACAGATGAACCAAGCGCCATCGTTAGCCAAAGAAGACGAGAAAGAGGGCGCGAAAGCTGGTATCGAGATGATGAAGAACAACTACAAAGAAATCATGACCGTAGCACCTTATTAGACTATTCGGAAATAAGGCAGATGACAAGTCGTTACATAGGTTATATGAGTAATGACGAGCTAATGAGCATGCTACCTGCCGAATGGAATGACTGGATTATTGGCGCTAGACAAGCATTGATTGACCAAAGGGACATCGCGTTGTACGGCGCTCAATATAATGCGGTCGCTCAAGCTGGTAAATCACTAAAACGTTTTGTTAGGCAGAACGAAAGAGAACATTATATTATTCGTGGTCAAGAAGACGAATATGAAAAAATGAAACAGCGTGAGCTAGCTAAAAACAAACGTAAAAGAGAAATACAAAAACAAGGGACTCGCAAGTTCCTTAACAGCTTAAAAACAAGTCATAAAGGAGGTTAGGCATGGAAAAGAATTTTCTAGCTCGTATTACAGCTATAATCAGTGATTTTAAAAGGAATATGAGAACTGCTCAACGTATGGCTAAAACTGATATACCGGACGAAATCAAGACAGAAGTTACAGCTAACATAAGAGATTACCAAAGAGAGTTAACGCGAGCTAAATCGATGGCTCAGCGATGGCGAGAACATAAAGTTAATATCGATGCAGATGCTAGCAAAGTGAAACAAGTCATATCGTTTGTTAAAGTAGAACTATCGAATATCAGACGTAAAAAAGTTGAAATTGATGGCGACGCAAGCGGATTAAAAAGAAATGTTGCGACTTCTAAAGCAATGTTAGCTGGTTGGCGCAAACACACTGTTAAATTAGATTTTGATACAACTGGAATGACGAAAATGCAAGTAGCGTTGACTGCTGGTAAAAGAGCGTTAGATCAGTATCAATCAACAATGGATGGCATCGCATCAAATATTAGAACTTTCGGTACTATCTTCGCACAACAAGTCAAAGGTTTAATGATTGCTAGTATACAAGCGTTAATACCAGTAATTGCTGGATTAGTTCCGGCTATTATGGCGGTACTTAATGCCGTTGGTGTATTAGGTGGTGGCGTCGTTGGTTTAGCTGGTGCATTCTCTGTAGCAGGTGTTGGAGCGGTTGGTTTCGGCGCAATGGCTATTACTGCACTAAAAATGGTAAAAGATGGAACATTAGCAGTAACAAAAGAAGTTCAAAACTTTAGAGATGCAAGCGATCAGTTAAAAACTACATGGCAAGGCATTGCAAAAGAGAATCAAGCAAGTATCTTTAATGCGATGTCAGCGGGTATCAGAGGCGTTACAAGTGCGATGTCGCAATTAAAACCTTTCTTATCCGAAGTATCTATGCTGGTAGAAGCGAACGCGCGCGAGTTTGAGGATTGGGTTAAACATTCTGAAACGGCTAAGAAAGCGTTTGAAGCATTGAATAGCATAGGTGGTGCAATCTTCGGAGATTTATTGAACGCTGCAGGACGATTTGGCGACGGATTAGTTAACATTTTCACTCAATTAATGCCGTTGTTCAAATTTGTGTCTCAAGGACTACAGAACATGTCTATAGCTTTCCAAAATTGGGCTAATAGTGTGGCTGGTCAGAATGCTATTAAAGCGTTTATTGACTACACTACCACTAACTTACCTAAGATTGGTCAGATATTTGGCAATGTATTTGCTGGTATTGGTAATTTAATGATTGCTTTTGCTCAAAACAGTTCTAATATTTTTGATTGGTTAGTTAAATTAACTTCTCAATTCAGAGCATGGTCAGAACAAGTAGGACAATCACAAGGGTTCAAAGACTTTATCAGTTACGTTCAAGAGAATGGTCCTACTATTATGCAGTTAATCGGTAATATCGTAAAAGCATTAGTTGCTTTTGGTACTGCAATGGCTCCTATAGCTAGTAAATTGTTAGACTTTATCACTAATCTAGCTGGATTTATCGCTAAACTATTCGAAACACACCCAGCTATAGCACAAGTTGCTGGCGTTATGGGTATTTTAGGCGGTGTATTTTGGGCTTTAATGGCTCCGATTGTTGCTATAAGTAGTGTACTTACAAATGTGTTTGGTTTGAGCTTATTCAGCGTCACTGAAAAGATTTTAGACTTCGTTAGAACATCAAGTTTAGTTACTGGAGCTACGGAAGCATTAATAGGTGCATTCGGTTCGATTTCAGCACCTATTTTAGCAGTTGTTGCAGTAATTGGTGTATTCATTGGTATTCTTGTTTATTTATGGAAAACAAACGAGAATTTCAGAAAAACAATAACAGAAGCTTGGAACGGTATTAAAACAGCAGTTTCCGGTGCGATTCAAGGTGTAGTTGGCTGGTTAACTGAATTGTGGGGCAAAATCCAATCAACATTACAACCGATAATGCCTATATTGCAAGTATTAGGACAAATATTCATGCAAGTCTTAGGTGTTTTGGTAATAGGCATTATTACAAATGTTATGAATATCATACAAGGTTTGTGGACTTTAATTACAATTGCGTTCCAAGCCATAGGAACAGTGATATCCGTAGCAGTCCAAATCATAGTAGGTTTATTCACTGCTTTAATTCAATTGCTTACTGGCGACTTCTCAGGTGCTTGGGAGACAATTAAAACTACGATTACCAATGTACTTGATACGATTTGGCAATACATGCAATCAGTTTGGGAGTCAATTATCGGCTTTTTAACTGGCGTAATGAATCGAACACTTTCTATGTTTGGTACAAGTTGGTCACAGATATGGAGTACAATCACTAATTTTGTTAGCAGTATTTGGAACACTGTTACAAGCTGGTTCAGTCGAGTGGCTTCGAGTGTAGCTGAAAAAATGGGGCAAGCACTAAACTTTATTATCACAAAAGGTTCCGAATGGGTTTCTAATATTTGGAATACAGTTACAAGTTTCGCAAGTAAAGTAGCTGATGGATTTAAAAGAGTTGTCTCAAATGTAGGCGACGGCATGAAAAACGCGCTTGATAAGATTAAAAGCTTTTTCAGCGATTTTTTAAATGCCGGAGCAGAATTAATAGGCAAAGTAGCAGAAGGTGTAGCTAACGCCGCGCACAAAGTAGTAAGCGCGGTAGGCGATGCGATTTCATCAGCGTGGGACTCTGTAACTTCATTTGTAAGTGGACACGGCGGAGGTAGTGGTTTAGGTAAAGGTTTAGCGGTATCACAAGCTAAAGTAATGGCTACTAGCTTTGGTAAAACATTTACAAGTGAGTTAGGTTCAACGTTAACGGATGGATTCAACGACAGTTTAACACCAAGCGTTGACGGCCATATGACAAATGATGTGCAACATAGTATGAAAGAAAATAATAGACCTATTGTTAATGTAACTGTTAGAAACGAGGGCGATCTAAACATGATTAAATCTCACATTGACGATATGGATGCAAAAGATGGTAGTTTCAACTTAATGTAAGGGAGGTTTGTTTATTGATAGCCCATGATGTAGAAATTATTAAAAATGGTGTGAAGTACCGAGTCAGTGACAATCCTCACACTTACAAACACTTAAGAGTGCTTGATTACAATGTTATCGGTTCGGGTTACAAAAGGAATTATTCGCCTTTAGATTGTGTTGACGGACGTTTTCACAATTACGCTAAAGAAGAATATAAAAAAGTTGAATTAAGATTGAGGTATGAAGTACCTAAAATTGCTTATGCCTCACATCTTAAATCAGACATTCAAACATTGTTTTATGGTCGCTTTTACCTAAGAGAATTGGCAACTCCGGATAACACTATCAAATTTGAAAATATGTTCGAACCGTTAGAACAAGAATTTGAATTAGATTATGTTGACGGCAGACAATTATATGTCGGATTAGTTAGTGAAGTATCTTTTGACACAACTAAGACTGCCGGAGAATTCACTTTGACTTTCGAAACAACAGAATTGCCGTTCTTTGAAAGTATCGGCTATAGCACTGATTTAGAAAGTGATAACGATTTAGAAAAATGGTCAGTTCCGGACAGAATAGCACTAAATGAAAATGATAGAAGTAGACAAATGACATTCTATAATACGAGTTCTGGAGATGTTTATTACAACGGAGATGTGGCATTAACACAATTCAACCAATTCAATGTAGTTGAAATTGAATTGGCCGAAGATGTTAAAGCTGATGATAAAGACGGTTTCACTTTCTATATGGATAAAGGAAACATCTCAGTAATTAAAGATGTCGATTTAAAAGCAGGCGATAAAATCATTTTTGATAACAAGCACACATATAGAGGCAATTTAAATATTGACCTATACAACAAGACCTTAGAACAACCGGTGTTGTATCCTGGTTGGAATCATTTTAAAGCCAACAGACTTATGAAAAAGATAGTCTTTAGACACAAATTATATTACAGATAAGGAGTAGCATATGCCGGTATTATTAAAAAGTTTGCAAGGCGTCGGTCATGCGATTCATGTTAATACAAAATTAAACGAAAAATTGAATGAAGATAGTACGTTAGACATTGATATGATAGAAAATGCCAGCACTTTCGACGCAATCGGCGCTATTACAAAGATGTGGACTATCACAAATATAAAAGGGGAAGATGACCTCAACGAATATGTAATAGTAATGCTTGATAAATCAACAATCGGAAACAAAATCAAACTTAGTATCAAAGCGAGACAAAAAGAATTAGACGATCTAAACAATTCTAGGATTTACCAAGAATATAACGAAAGTTTCACAGGCGTAGAATTTTTTAACACTGTATTTAAAGGAACTAGTTATAAGTACGTATTGCATACTAAGGTTGACGCGTCAAAATTCGAGGGATTAGGTAAGGGAGACACAAGGCTTGAGATATTCAAAAAAGGGCTTGAACGTTATCATCTCGAATATGAATATGAAGCTAAAACTAAGACGTTTCACTTGTACGATGAATTATCTAAAGTAGCAGGTTACTACATCAAATCAGGTGTAAATGCTGATAATGTCAAGATTCAAGAAGATGCTTCTAAATGCTACACATATATAAGAGGTTATGGCGACTTTGACGGTCAACAAACTTTTACAGAGGCTGGATTACAATTCGAATTCACACACCCATTAGCACAACTGATTGGGAAAAGGGAAGCGCCTCCGTTAATAGATGGACGTATAAAAAAAGAGGATGTTTTAAAAAAATCAATGGAGCTAGTGATAAAGAAAAGTGTCACTGCTTCTATTTCTTTGGACTTCGTAGCACAGCCTGAGCATTTTCCAGAGGCTAATCCTAGAATTGGCGATGTCGTAAGAGTGGCCGAACCAACTATAGGCTATAACGACTTAGTAAGAATAGTCGAGATTACTACACATAGAGATGCATATAACAACATCATCAAACAAGATGTAGTATTAGGCGATTTTACAATGCGTGACAGATATAGAAAAGCTATCCATGAAGCTACGAACTATGTTAAGAATGTAAAAACAACTAAGTCAGACCCAGCTAAGTACTTGAGAGAACTAAACGCTAAAGTCAACGCTAGTTTATCTATAAATAATGAGTTAGTTAAGCAGAATGAAAAAATAAACGCAAAAGTCGATAAGATGAGTACTAAAACAGTTACAACTGCGAATGGCACGATCATGTACGACTTTACGAGTCAATCAAGTATAAGAAACATCAAATCAATTGGAACGATTGGCGACTCTGTAGCTAGAGGGTCGCACGCAAAAACTAATTTCACAGAAATGTTAGGCAAGAAATTGAAAGCTAAAACGACTAATCTTGCAAGAGGTGGCGCAACAATGGCAACAGTTCCAATAGGTAAAGAAGCGGTAGAAAACAGCATTTATAGACAAGCAGAGCAAATAAGAGGAGACCTAATCATATTACAAGGCACTGATGATGATTGGTTACACGGTTATTGGGCAGGCGTACCGATAGGCACTGATAAAACGGATACAAAAACGTTTTACGGTGCCTTTTGTTCTGCAATTGAAGTTATTAGAAAGAATAATCCAGATTCAAAAATACTAGTGATGACAGCTACAAGACAATGCCCTATGAGTGGTACAACAATACGCCGTAAAGACACGGACAAAAACAAACTAGGGTTAACACTTGAGGACTATGTAAACGCTCAAATATTAGCTTGTAGTGAGTTAGATGTACCAGTGTTTGACGCATATCACACAGATTACTTTAAGCCATACAATCCAGCTTTTAGGAAAGCGAGCATGGAGGACGGCTTACACCCTAACGAAAAAGGTCACGAGGTTATTATGTACGAGTTAATCAAGGATTATTACAGTTTTTACGACTAAAGGAGGCAACCAATGGCTTACGGATTAATTACAAGTTTACATTCAATGACAGGTCGGAAAATAGTTGCTCAACATGAGTATAACTATCGCTTGTTAGATGAAGGTATGAGCAAACTTGAGAAAATGTTTATATACCATCAAAAAGAAGAAATATACGCACACTCAGCGAAACAAATTAAATACTTGAATGACAGTGTTGAAGATTATTTAACGTATTTAAATGGCCGTTTTAGCAATATGATTCTAGGCCATAACGGCGACGGTATCAATGAAGTAAAAGACGCGCGTATTGATAATACAGGTTATGGTCATAAGACATTGCAAGATCGTTTGTATCATGATTATTCAACACTAGATGCTTTCACTAAAAAGGTTGAGAAAGCTGTAGATGAACACTATAAAGAATATCGAGCGACAGAATACCGATTCGAACCAAAAGAGCAAGAACCGGAATTTATCACTGATTTATCGCCATATACAAATGCAGTAATGCAATCATTTTGGGTAGACCCTAGAACGAAAATTATTTATATGACGCAAGCTCGTCCAGGTAATCATTACATGTTATCTAGATTGAAGCCCAACGGACAATTTATTGATAGATTGCTTGTTAAAAACGGCGGTCACGGTACACACAATGCGTATAGATACATTGATGGAGAATTATGGATTTATTCAGCTGTATTGGACAGTAACAAAAACAACAAGTTTGTACGTTTCCAATATAGAACTGGAGAAATAACTTATGGTAATGAAATGCAAGATGTCATGCCGAATATATTTAACGACAGATATACGTCAGCGATTTATAATCCGGTAGAAAATTTAATGATTTTTAGACGTGAATATAAACCCACTGAAAGACAACTTAAGAATTCGTTGAACTTTGTTGAGGTTAGAAGTGCTGACGATATTGATAAAGGTATAGACAAAGTATTGTATCAAATGGATATACCTATGGAATACACTTCAGATACACAACCTATGCAAGGTATCACTTATGATGCAGGTATCTTATATTGGTATACAGGTGATTCGAATACAGCCAACCCTAACTACTTACAAGGTTTCGATATAAAAACAAAAGAATTGTTATTTAAACGACGTATCGATATTGGTGGTGTGAATAATAACTTTAAAGGAGACTTCCAAGAAGCTGAGGGTCTCGACATGTATTACGATCTAGAAACAGGACGCAAAGCGCTTTTAATTGGGGTAACTATTGGACCAGGTAACAACAGACATCACTCAATTTATTCTATCGGTCAAAGAGGTGTAAACCAATTCTTAAAAAACATCGCACCTCAAGTATCAATGACTGATTCAGGTGGACGTGTTAAACCGTTACCAGTGCAAAACCCAGCATATTTAAGTGATGTTACTGAGGTTGGTAACTATTACTTATACTCTCAAGATACGCAAAATGCGCTAGACTTTCCATTACCTAAAGAATTTAGGGATGCAGGTTGGTTCTTTGATGTATTACCTGGACATTATAACGGTGCGGTAAGACAAGTACTCACTAGAAATAGCACAGGTAGAAATATGCTCAAATTTGAGCGTGTTATCGACATCTTTAACAAGAAAAACAACGGCTCATGGAACTTTAACCCGCAGAGTGCTGGATATTGGGAACATATTCCGAAAAGTATTACTAAGCTATCTGATTTAAAAATCGTTGGCCTAGACTTCTATATCACTACTGAAGAATCAAAACGATTTACTGATTTTCCTAAAGACTTTAAAGGTATTGCAGGTTGGGTGTTAGAGGTGAAATCAAATACACCAGGCAACACAACACAAGTATTAAGACGTAATAACTTTGCATCTGCACATCAATTTTTAGTTAGAAACTTTGGAACTGGTGGCAATAGCGGTTGGAGCATTATAAAAGGCGAGGAGGTTAAGTAATGGTAGTAGATAATTTTTCGAAAGACGATAACTTAATCGAGTTACAAACAACATCACAATATAATCCAATTATTGACACAAACATCAGTTTCTATGAATCAGATAGAGGGACTGGTGTTTTAAATTTTGCAGTAACTAAGAATAACAGACCGTTATCTATAAGTTCTGAACATGTCAAAACATCTATCGTGTTAAAAACCGATGATTATAACGTAGATAGAGGCGCTTATATTTCAGACGAATTAACGATAGTAGATGCAATTGATGGGCGTTTGCAGTATGTGATACCGAATGAATTTTTAAAACATTCGGGTAAGGTGCATGCTCAAGCATTCTTTACACAAAATGGGAGTAATAATGTTGTTGTTGAACGTCAATTTAGCTTCAATATCGAAAATGATTTAGTTAGTGGGTTTGATGGTATAACAAAGCTTGTTTATATCAAATCTATTCAAGATACTATCGAAGCTGTCGGTAAAGACTTTAACCAATTAAAGCAAAATATGGCTGATACACAAACGTTAATAGCAAAAGTGAATGATAGTGCGACAAAAGGCATTCAACAAATCGAAATCAAGCAAAACGAAGCTATACAAGCTATTACTGCGACGCAAACTAGTGCAACACAAGCTGTTACAGCTGAATTCAGTAAAATAGTTGAAAAGGAGCAAGCGATATTTGCGCGTGTCAATGAAGTTGAGAAACAAATCAATGGTGCTGACCTTGTCAAAGGTAACACAACGACAAATTGGCAAAAATCAAAAATTACTGATGATTATGGTAAAGCAATTGAATCGTCTGAACAGTCCATAGATAGCGTTTTAAGCGCAATTAATACATCTAGGATTATTCATATCACTAGCGCGACAGATGCGCCCTCGTTTAAAGATATAGGCACTTTAGAGACGCCTAAAGAAGATGGCGTTGATGATGGTTCTGAAGTTTCAGCAACTACGAATACTTTAGGGAAATCAGGCTTGTTAGTTGTCTATGTTGTTGATGATAGTACGGCACGTGCAACATGGTATCCAGACGATTCAAATGATGAGTACACAACATATAAAATCGGTGGCACATGGTATCAGTTCTATAAAAAAGTTGACGAAGAATTAACGAAGAAATTTGTTAAAGAAACATCTAACAATGCTTTAAATCAAGCTAAGCAGTATGTAGATGATAAATTCGGAACAACGAGTTGGCAACAACATAAGATGACAGAGGCGAACGGTCAATCAATACAAGTTAACTTAAACAATGCGCAAGGCGATTTAGGCTATTTAACTGCTGGTAATTACTATGCAACAAGAGTGCCGGATTTACCAGGTAGTGTTGAAAGTTATGAGGGTTATTTATCTGTATTCGTTAAAGATGAAACAAACAAATTTTTCAACTTTACGCCTGCAAACTCAAAAAAAGTTTATACACGATCAATCATAAATGGTCGATTAGACTCACAATGGACTGTACCAAATGAGTATAAAAAAGCGGTTTTATTTGATGGCGCGGCTAACGGAGTTGGTACAACACTTAACTTAACTGAATCATATCAAAACTATTCTCTTTTAGTAATATCAGGTACTTATCCTGGAGGCACTTTTGCAGAAGTCAGTTTAACATCTATGCCAAATTCCATAGTAATATCTAAAACAAATCTAGTTGATAGTGATGGCAACGGTGGTGGCTTATATGAATGTTCTGTTTCTAAAACTAGCAATACTACATTCAGAATCGACGTTGATATC